GATACTAGGCATTCCACTACCAAATCAGATCATAACCCAGACACCGATGGGTGCGTGCGAGCCATTGATATTGATATTGACTTGGCTAAGCAAAAAGGGCTCAGCGTATATCTTAGTGACCAAATCAGGGAATGCGGCAAAACCGATAAGCGCATATCTTATGTAATACATAACTCACGCATAGCCAGCAGTAAAAAGGGTTGGGCTTGGCGAGAGTACAAAGGCTTTAATAAACATGAGCACCACATGCACATCAGCTTTACAAAGTTAGGCGATCAAGATGCTAGGCCATTCGACATACCACTAATAGGGGGCAAGTTATGAAGCTAAGTAAGAAGCAAAAGGCAATACTAAAATCATACTTTAGAGGTGTGCTGGTATCGCTATTAACATTTTTGACAAGTAATGAGTTAGGACTTGACCCAGCCGTATCTGTGATCGTTGCAGCATTAGCCGGGCCAGCAGCTAGGGCTCTCGACAAATCCGATAATGCTTATGGCATCGGTGCAGATGAAGCATGACACCGGGCGAGTGGGTCGCATTAGCCGTTGGCGTATGCGCCGTATCTACAAGTTTATTGCTGGCTCTACGATGGGTTATTAAGTCTTACCTAGCAGAGTTAAAACCTAATAGCGGTACTAGCATGAAGGATCAATTAACACGATTAGAGAAGCGTGTTGATGATCTCTTTATTCTAATTAGTAAGCGATAATTTATTTATGACTAATACACGCAAGCCTAAAACAAAGCGTAAAAAGATCAATAGACGTGTGGTGCGTAATAGTCCAGAGCCATTATCTAAGTTAGATGTGCATATGATTACAGCACATGAGGTATATAAAGCAGCTAAGAAGGCTGGCTTTAGTGATGAGTTAGCGTGGTGGTTTGTGCAAGAGCCTAACGCTATGCCCGATTGGATCGCTAACGATAAGCCCGATGCGATTATACCTAATATCCCTACTCCAGATGAGGATGATGATTAAGCGTTGGCTAGTAATATCAGATTTGCAAATTCCCTTTCATCATGAGCAAGCAGTTAAGAACGTTATTAAATTGGCAAGACGTGAAAAGTTTGATGAGGTTTTATGTGTTGGGGATGAGATTGACTTCCAGACAATTAGCAAATGGGCCGATGGCACACCTTTGGCTTATAGTCAGACTCTTAACGAGGATCGCACAGCTTGTCAAGATATATTATGGGATCTTACCGAGTACAGCGCAAAGGCTAGTGTTATCCGCAGTAATCATACTGATCGCTTATATAGCACTTTACTAAAAGCACCTGGTTTAATAGGTTTACCCGAGTTGCAATACCCTAAATTTATGGACTTTCAATCTATGGGCATTGACTACTACAAGACGGCTTATGAGTTTCACCCTGGCTGGGTATTAGCACATGGCGATGAGGGCAGTATGAGCCAGCATGCAGGTATTACAGCTCTTAACCTTGCTAAAAAATGGGGTAAATCTGTAGTGTGTGGGCATAGCCATAGACTAGGTATGAGTGCCTATACAGAGGCCATAGGAAGCCACCAGAGGACTTTGTTTGGCATAGAGGTAGGCAATCTCATGGAAAGAAAAAAAGCCGCTTATTTACGCTATTCTGCAGCGAATTGGGCTATGGGGGTGGTATTGTTAGAAGCAGTAGGAAAGACACTAACACCAACGTTAGTGCCGATCAATAAGGATGGCTCATTTACAGCTCTCGGGCGGTATTACGGGTAACATCGTTACCTAATCGTTATAGACACGCGACCCTAAACACTCCCAATTGTCACACTAAAAGCACACACTACTGCTATGCCACAAAGTATGTGAGCATAGTTAGGGCTATATGAGTCTGAAAGAAGCTGGCCTAATATGGGTTGCGACTATGGTTGCAATTATATGGGCTTATGGAATGTATGAGAATGCAAAGCAAACTCATTACTGGCGCGGTCGTAAAGATGGTTGGGATATGCACCGCCGGATGATAGATAATAAAACTGATGCCAACCTCAACTGAGAAGTTATTTAATAATGCGACCACACTTGTCCACGAACGTGGAGTCATTTATGGACACGCAATCTACAACATGCAACGTATATCTAAGTCAATCAGCGCATACATTGACTTTCCAATCATGCCTCACGACGTACCGATTATTAACGTTCTCCAAAAAATATCCAGGTTGGCTGAGAGTCCTGGACACGAGGACAGTATCGTGGACATCATCGCATACATGGCAATCTACAAAATGTGTATTGATGCAGAGACCGATGGTGAGTTCGAGTTTAGAGAGGGTGAATAATGTTTAATTTAGCAGATTATGAAACAGTCGAGAGCCGACTAGAAAAATGGTGGAAGGATTATCCAGATGGACGAATATCAACAAAGCTTGAACAGGCCACAGACACTAGATACATTGTTAGTGCTGAATTATTTAAGACGGAAGCAGATACCAAAGCGTACGCCTCTGGCCTTGCTAGTGAAAGCGTTAGTGATCGGGGTGTCAATTCAACTTCTGCATTGGAGAATGCGGAGACTTCAGCGATCGGCCGAGCACTTGCAAACGCAGGTTATGCGGCTAAGGGCAAGCGTGCCAGTCGAGAGGAAATGACAAAAGTTGCAGAGTTCAAACCTAAATATGGCGCACCCGGATCTAAGTCAGCTGCTATGGAGATGGCGTTGCATCTTGTGGACACACAGGCTAAAGCAGTTGCTAATGAGTCTGATCCTGTTGTCTGGTCTGTTGGTGAGAGCGTTGTACAAATTGGTGAAGTGGCTAGTGTTGGTTTTACTTGTAAGCATGGCGATATGGTAAAGAAAGAAGGCATCGCTAAGGCTACAAATAAACCATATGCAGGATATGTATGCAGCGCACCTAAAGCAGATGCTTGTGATGCTAAGTGGGCAAAACTTACAGCTGCAGGTACATGGTATTGGCCAGATGATGCCGAGCAAGGGAAAGGGGGTCAATAATGGGATACGTTGAAATGATGGACGGATCAGGGTTTACATTACGTTTGGAGAATGATAAGAAAACCCTAACGCCGTCTTATGACTTATGTATAGCTTGTAATGATGACAGGTTAATACATAGTGGTAATTACCTAGTTTGTGTGTCTTGTAATACCAGGCAATAGGGATATTACCATGAAGCATGCACAATTTAAGTGTAATGGTTGCAAGCGCGACACAGAGTTTCTGTGGCTTGATGAGTTAGAGATCGCTGAGGGCTACCGGGCATATCAATGTATGGATTGTGGATGCGTAGGTGTTAAGAATATAGCTGAGGCTTTGCATATACCGGACTCGGACATATGCAGGTGCGATAAGTGTGGTGGCTGGAAATTCGTCACCGTGGACTGCCACACTTGTCTATTAGTTAGCAGTAAATAATGGCAGCCATTGATTGGGTTTTACAAAACAAGTTGCGCGAGGAATGGCTTGCCAATAATCCAGATGCAGAATATCAGGGATGGATGTCTATATGACGGCTGGCTATGATCAGACTTGGCTTGATACAGATGATCTACGCATTATGACTTGCCGTCTGACCTGCGGTTATGCTGATTGATTTGACATGATGTGCTACCCTAAAAAGCGTTCGATCCTAAATCGAAAAGCTGAGCCAACGTTAGGCGGGCTCGGAAGGCGCAGAGTTTGGTCACTCCTTTGTGTAATGGTATTTACTTTACTCTTTTCAAAAGATTATTGCGTTGCAGCTGATAACTCAATACCTAACTTAAAGCTATATGCTCTTAATGCGTTTAAAACATATGATCAATTTGATTGCTATAACTACATAATAATAAGAGAAAGTAATTGGAATTATAAAGCCCGGTCAGGCAGCCATTATGGACTAGGCCAGATGCGTAACCCATTAGTACTTACACTTACACCTAAAGAGCAGATCACCTGGCATATGCGCTATATTGGTCACCGGTATGGATATGTGAATGGTGAGCCTAATGCGTGTAAGGCAGCTGAGCATCTACTTAGTAAGGGTTGGCATTAGTGGTACAAAAGACAAGTAAGTCACAGCGTGCGATTGGTACGCAGGAATGGAAGAAACTTAGGTTAGTTGTATTGGCACGTGATGGGTATGTGTGTTATGTGTGTGGTAGTGGTGATGCTAATCAAGTAGATCATATTTATCCACGTAGCAAGGGTGGTAGTGCATTTGATCCGCTTAATTGTGCAGCTATATGTAGGCCATGCAATATGCGTAAGGGTGATAGGGTTTTTTTAAAAAAAGAGGCGAC